ACCCGGTTCTCTATTTCGGACCATATCTTCTGACCAATCTTGCTTTGCAAGATCAAGGTTCGCATGTCCACCACTATAAAGACTCCACTTGTAGGGGAATAACCCTTTAGATGAGTTGAGCCAATTAAGCTGTTCCATATCCGTAAGACCTTGTGGAAACCTCGCTGGATCCACATATGATTCATTTCGTTGCTTGCCTATGAATGTAGCATAGAAGCCAGAAATGGCTGGCAAAAACAGCGCATAGTCCAATTGGTTGGCTGTGAGATTAGTGTTGATTGTTTGTTCTGGCATTGTTTAACCAAGTGGTTTAATAGTAAGAACTCATGGCAATACAGATTGAATAAGGTAATAATCTTCAGCATAAGCATTCTTGACTTGTTGAGTCAAGTCTGGTCTATCAATCAATCTTTTTTTAAAAAATTGCTGTAGTAAGTTGATACTGTCACTGGATTCTCCCTGGTTGCCATCAAGGTCGTGATATATAGGCCATGACAAATGTTGAGAAATATTTTTTGTTAAATTTTTGTCAACATAAAAATACTTTTTTTCCGCCGCAGGCAACAAATCCTTAAAAAAGTCCAACTGCGGCCAAACATGGTCGTCAAATCGATTTATTTGATCAAAGATAAGTCTTTCAGTGGCCTGATTATATAATTCAATAAACTCAGCAGCAGTCATAGGGCGATTTTCACTGAGAAGTAATGTTCGGTCTCGCCTGGGCGTGTTTGGGCCAACTACGCTGAGGATGTAAGTGTTTATGTACTGAGCTATACCACTGATCCAGCGTTCTAGAGGGTCACGTAACACTACAATGATTTCTTTACAACGATGCCAATCACAAGTATCGCCAACAATAGCATTGGTCCAACCCTGCCGGGTACCCCAGTCTAACAAGTAGCTGCTGGCATTTTTTGGAATGTTAAGCAAGAATTGGTCACAGGTTGGGCTTAATAGACCAGACCCATGACCAAAACCTCTACTGGCCAAGTATTCAATCATTTGGTCTGCGCTGGCAGAATATAATTGTATACTGCCAGTCCACTGTCAACAGTGATCATAGCAGCACCATCGTCACTGACACGCATGATTTTGTCGCCAGTCAAACTCAAAATTGATATCACAGTGTTCACTGGCCAACTCCATGAACGTTTGAGTTGCCCAGACACACTGGGATGAAACACAAAATTACCAGCATGGCTAGAATGATCACCAAAGAAAAACTTGAGATCGCCGTTGTCTGTGCGAGCTTGAAAGTTTGATTCTTCCGCATTGGCCTGAGCCTGCATTTTGAGTCGGAGAATTGACGCTGCTGTAGGTTCAAATTCAATGTGCCAGTTCACACCTTTGAATTTCACAGTCTTTAGTTTTTCATTCACAATTTCCTGTGCCATGAATCTGTAACTGTTGCGAAAATCTCCAGCAGCGTTTTCAAAGTTAATGCCTTCAGGAACACCAGTGTTTTTGCGAACAATGGTAAGTTTGGCATTTTCTTTGTACTCATGTAAGTTTAGCAAAATTTTTAACTTGTTCAAGTTTGGCATACCAAACGTGCCAACGAAGTCAGCCACTGGCCCAGCAAACTGTGCCTCAACTACCACACTTTTGTCCTCGGCCATGGCATTGATCTGCGTGGCTTGGTCTGTGCCAGTGATTTTGACAAGGTCAATACAACCTAGGTCAAACGTGTGTTGTACTAAATCTAACAAATGATCTTTCATGATTTTTTCCTTTTCTCTAAAAGTCTTGAAATTTTTTCTGCGGGGAATTTTTCTGTATGTAAATGTTGAGCAATAACTTTTCTCATTTTCTTTACACTAGGCTGGCCCTTTGAAATTACTGTATTGGTATCTATTCCCAGCATTTTACAAATGTCCAGTAAAATATTGACTTCATTGTACATGGGATCGTCATGTGGGTCAATATCAAGCGGCGGGCCTCGGCTGGGTTCTGGAGGTTTGTAATCAGGAACTGGTGGTGGTGGCAGACTGGGATCGTTTTTTATCAAAGCCAAAGTTTGCCCAGCTCTAATACTGTCAAGCTTGCCTGGTTTACGCAGCTCCAACCAGCTGGTGGCTCCTGCATCGCTGAATTCATAAACTATTTCATAACCAATCTTTTCAGCTTCTTGTTTGACCAATCTTCCTGGAGTATACGATCCTGCAAAACGCTCAAACAGTTGCGCTCCACTTACAGTATCGCAATTGTTAAAAGTAAAAACAAAATAGCCGCCGGGCCTTAGCAAACTTAAAATTTCAGCCAGATACTGTTTGATTATCTCAATCGGTCTAAAATTTAGAAAAAAAGCAGCATATACCAAACCAAATTGACTGTCTGGCAATTTTGCCAACATTTGTTGAGACTGTTCGTTGATTTGGTACTTACATAATCGTCGTTGATAATCTGGCGTAAACCACGATTCAGTAACTGCTAACAAATCTGAATCAGTGTCAGCAAAATACAGCGGGTCACTTGCTACCATGCTTTCTACGTGCCAGGCATGAAAAGGTCTTATAACCAATGCAGGCCATTGCCAGCTAGTTTTCATTTTCAATCTTACTCCCAGTACGTTCTCGGTAATGGGATCAATGAGATGGCGACGATTTAAAATGGCGTAACTCATAGCATGTGCTTCGCCACCGTGCCATGTATCATAACTGGTAATCAGATGCTGTTGGTCTAATTCTATCAAACGAGCGTGAATAGACTGTCTGATATCATTGATTTGAGATCTGATAGCAGTGTAAGTGTTTTTAAATGTGTCAATATTGCCTAGCAATTGATGGTACGCTAGACCGTTGTCAATGGGTCGATTACATTCTCGAACTTCGGCATCAACTTTGAGAAAAAAATCCTCAGCAGCTGATGCTGTATCAACCTCATCCAGCACATCCAAAAAAGTCAAACATTCAACCAAAGTCATTGTAATTCAAACAAGTTAGTAAAAGTATTTTCTGTGTTGGTGGCTGACGATAAGTCCCAGTCCAACACATTCAATAGGTTGTCAATTTTTTGATCAACCACTGTGGCCTCCATTTCTGAGTCGTCAAACGGCAATTCACAAAACCACTGTGGCAGTCGCAATTCGTCGGTGGGATAACCAATGGATGTCCAACCCAGGGCATTGGGCCGAAGTTTACACACAATGGTTTTCATGCCGTCCACAATCTGCATGGAGTAGTTGTCTGAATTCATGCGTCTCAGTGTGTTCCAATTTAAAGCAGCTCGCACATGGCCTGGCATATTGGCCTTGCCCAGTCTGGATTCTTCCGCAGCATACTTGGTCAAATTGTTCACACGCTTGGGCGATCCTTTTTCCCAGCCGGGACGATCCGCAAACTCATACTTGAATTCTCTGATACGCTCCACAATCACGTCACGCTCCACACCGGTCAGCACTTTATTTAGAATTTCCAGCAAGAACTCTTGAATTATCTTGGGTGTGTCTGATCGCTTCAAATCCAGACCCATGGCCTTGGTTTTGCCTGGCTTGCCTTCTACATCCAGACGCTTGCCTTCGAGATCAATGATGTTCACAGCATAGCGTTTCTTGGTGATAAACAAGCCGCGATCGGCCACCAGTTCACGGCCGGCCTTGATCAGTGAGCCCATGTCTCTTGGACAGTGGAAAGCTTGTTCCATGAATCCAGGAAAACTTTCGTTGACTTGATCTGCTATGCTGTCATACAGCTGAATACAGGTTTCTTTTGACCAGGTCATGCGACCTTCTTCAATTTCTTTGGCCAGCACAGGCCAAGCAGAGAAATAACAAGAGTCTGTGTCACCATAGATAATGGCCTTGCCAGTATGATCATACTCGCCAGTGATACACTCATTGATGTGTGCGTCCATGTGGCGGGCAATGGCACGACCTGTCAGCGTAGTACTTTGCCCAATACGTTTGTCAAAGAAACGGCAGCCTGGATTGAGAATGGCACCATACAAACTGTTCAAGTTAATCTTCTTGACCAGTTGTCGCTTGTCCCAAAACGCAATTTCTTTGGCATCTTTTGCTTCTTTCTTTTTGGCCTGGAGCTCTTTGCGTTCCGAATACCAACGTTCCAGCAGCCCAGGAATCACTCCTTTGCGTTCGTATGTGAGTATTGTACCATTGGCGGTGAGAATCCACGGATGATTGCTGTCAAAAATCAGCTGCCATATTTCAGCAGCACTGTGAACTGATTCTTCTTCACCTTGCCAGTCAATGGTTATTTCAGTGCCTCGTTGCTGTTCCATCACAGCAGTGTATTCCAACGTGCCAAACAAGCCCTCCCAAGCAGCAGCAAAACTGTCACCTTTGGCCATGCGTTCCTTGATCAGTTGATCGGTCATGATAGGCCTCAGCTGACCCACAATGGTTTCGGGCCCCATGTTCAAGGCACGAATGGCCGACGGATATAGACTGTTGATGTCCACTGATCCAATCCAAGGATGAAGCCCTTTTTTGGGCACAGCCACATAAGCACCTGCGGCCTGTGTGTCATCATCTGTGAGTCGGTGCTGTCTATTGGGCACAACCATGCCACGCTCGTGCGCTTCGTTGATGATGGCCTGTTCTGTCACTGCCACAGCACCCATGGTGGTCTGAAGCAGCACAGTGTTGGCATGTGCCAGCTCATTGGCCAAATCCAAGAATCGCAGTTTCTTGTCCATCTCTGCGATGCCATTGACGTCTTGACGATTGTACTGTAAGAACTTTTTGAAATCGTTGTTGTACAGTTGATCCAAGGTGCCTTCGTACTTGGTCTTGCCGTCTAGCCCTTCGTACTCAAGAATAGCGTCTAGGCTGTAGCTGTGGCGTTCTTCATAGGTATACTTGCGATACAGTTGCATGTAATCCATGTGTACCCGACCTATCAAATCGTAAGTTTGTGCTTCAGCGCCAAAGCGTTCATACATGCGCTGTTTGGGCAGCTGACCCCATAGGCAGAACTTGCGTGTGTCGTCTTTGCTGAGCACACGAGTACAGCGATTTATAGTGTATGGAATGTCATAGCCTTCTGAGTTCCACCCTGTGAGCACATCGGCATCTTCGATTAGATCAAGAAATGTCTTGATCATTTCGCCTTCGTCGGTGAATATCAGTGTGTTTTCAAAGGTGGCAGCAATTTCATTGGCTGTGTCGATACTCATGTGCCGTGGTGGCACTGCCAGTGTGACCAGTTGATCCAACCAGTCTAAGTATACTGATATGGCAGTGATAGCGTTGAACGGATCTTCCACAGGCGAAAAACCGCGAACCTGATCAAATGCTACTTCAATGTCGAATATTGCTGTGTGTAAGGTAGGAGCATCCTGCCCTTTGTAGTTTTCTTCTAGGCAACGAAATATAGGATTGATGTCAGATTCATACAGTTGCTTGCCGCTTTGCATTCGCACTTCTTTGCGAAACTCTTTGTTGTTGCGTGTGCTGAATCTGGCCACTGGATTGCCATAGATTGATCTGAATTTGCCCCGTGGATCGTCGTAATAGAAAATGTAGTTGGCCGGATACTCTTGATACCGTCGAACGCCGTCTCGACGTTCTACTACATGAACGCGATCGTGTTCCCGACTGAATAAGGCGTCAATATAACTCATATAAAATACTGTATGTTGTTTAAAACTCGGTTATAGAGACATAGATCATCATCTAGCAAAAAATATAACCCGTGATTGGTATAATCATTTGATTCAGCAATTTGTTTAATACGATTTAACAACTCTTTTTTACTAGTGTCACTGATGTTAAAATGTGGAATCTGATCTTGATCAATATCAACTCCATGTTTTTTTAAAAAAGCACAAGTTATAAAATTACTAAACTGGGTTGGATGATCTATAGGTAGCCAGTTTATTTGATTTACTTTGTCTCCAAACATGTAAGTCAATGGATACGTGTGTTGATCGAAGTATCCTGATATTAGAAATTTTTCAAATATTGGATCGCCGATTACTGACGTAAGATTATTTTTCAGTAAAAATTCCACAGTGCCGCGTAGATGACGATGATAAGGGTGCGATATGTGAGAAAACACTAGATTGTTGCTCCAATCTATATGCTCTGTTAAGATAGCTTCCCAGTTTAAAATCTTACCAAATAAAACTTCATGACTGGTTGCGGCATTTTTATAGATGGGTATATAGACTAATTGTTTGTATCGATATGCTTTCATTGCTCTCCTGTGGATTGTGGCCCACCGACCATGTACTTGTTCGTAAGAGAACGACTCTATCAATGTAGAACAATCAACTTGATCAGTCCAATTGAATCAATAATACTTAGCAACAGATAGTTGCCCAGTATTCCAAAGCTGCCTCTGGTCCAGGCACACCATGCCATGATCAAACAACCTGTAATAAATGCGGTGTACAGTGGAATGAAAGGCAAGTGAGGCACAGTGATAGCATAGGTCACACTACATCCAATGCTGATGGCCCAGCCCAGCATTTCCAAACAGAAACGCAGGGGATATTCGTTAAAGTCAGCACGAACATAGTGGACCACATTGCTGCGCCACTGTAGAAATCGTGAGGTCAAAGTGTTTTGCCCACGGTTTCCAGAATTGTTTCCAGCAGTTCGTGATCCTGGCGAGTTTTGCCCAGTTCAGCTTTGTGTGCTACCTTGATGGCTTTTTTCAGTATGGCTGGTTTGATTTCCAGCTCTTCCGCAATGGCCTTGACAGTGTCATTGAGGCCTTCGTTGAGAGTTTCAATTTCGTGTAACACTTGACAGCCTTCGTTGATCAGCTGTGTGAGTTTGAGTTTTTGTTCACCGTTGAAAGATTTTTGATCCATAATGATCTCCTTGACTGTGTATTGTATGATATATTGTGGTACAAAAGCAAGCGGTCAAGGCCCCAGTTTGTTCAGATTGAGTAGCGAATTCAATCTGAATCGGGCCGGGAGCGCCCACTCGGTCCCAAGGTCGAGTTCTTATGATTCTAAGATTTGACGCAGCACAGCTCTGCGGTGTAGTCTGGCTTCGGTCATGTTGGATTTTTTGTCGGTTGATGGCTGTGCCTTTGGCTCACTGGCCTTGGCTGGCTTGGGTTGAGCTCGCTGGCCCAGCCGCTGAACCTTTTTGTCCCATTCTTCCCAATCTTCATCAGAAAAACTGTCAAAATCTTTTTGGCCAATATTTTTTGTTTTAGTGCCTTCGGCAAATCTTTGCTGACGTTCTGGTTCTAGTTCGTCTGGTTGACCAAACTCAGCCTGAAGTCTGCTGTAATCTTTTGGAACCACATCAGTGGGTGGCTCATTGGGATCAAATAGACTCATGCCTTTGGGCTGAGATCGGGGAAACTGTATCACGTTGTCAGGGCTGGTCAGAGGCAAAGCTCTCTGCGCATCGCCAGACGGCTTGCTCAATCCTTTGAAGCTCACACTGTAGTTTGGCAGTGCTGGTGTCTCTGGGGCTTTTGGCACTGGTACTGACGTGGCCCGAGCCTTTGCCGGTGCCTTTTTCACTGGCACTTTGCTGCCCACTGGCAAGTCAACTTTGGGCTGTGCCTTGGGAGCTGTGGCCGCAGGTTCTGCGGCTGGAGCTGGTTCCGCCTTGTCAGCTTTTTTACTGGGTTTGCCTCTGCCCATCTGATCCAGTTTGCGTTCCAGACCTTTGTTGATTTGAGTCACACGATCCAGTTCAGCATCTAGACTGTCAATTTCTTGGTTTTGTTTTTTATCAATGTCTTGTATACGGTCGATGATTTTGCTCTGCTGTTGATTCACTGCTTGAAGCTGACTCATGGTTTTGAGGTCACGATCGTCGTTGCTCATGACCAGTTTGAGAAAGGCTTCTATGTCAGACCCAGCAGTGGGAAACGCAGCTCGAGCTTGTTTAAGAGCCTGACTCAATCTGGTGTCTTTGACTTGGCCAGCATCGACTTCAAGCAGTTTGGGCTGTACTCCAGGAATTTCTGATTTTTGACCCACTGGCAATTCAATTTGGTTGCGCACGTCAACTTTGTAACGATCAAACAGCGCAACCACTTTGAGCAGTCTGCTCATGGTTTCGTACACAAAGTCATGTTTTTCTTCAGGCGATAGCAGTCCCAAATAGTGATCCATGACTATACGCATCTGCTTGCGATCAATTTTCAAATTGCCACTGTTGCCAAAACTCAAATTGGCAAAAGGCAAGTTTTGATGATAATCTCTGACCACGGTGGTCATGTTGAATTGCCCCAGCGCAGGCCTTCCTTCTGGTGTTTTTATAGCAAAACTTTCACTCACACGCGGTGCCAGCTTTTGCGCATCTTTGACATCAATTCTAGCCAAACCTTTGGTTCTACGGTCAATGGCTCGTTGAGCAATATCTTTATACTCGCCCTTTTTAGCGTGTGGTTCTAATTCTCGTACCTGTGCCTGTGCTTTGGCTTTGTAACTTTGTTTGGTGGCATCACTGACTTCAGCCACGCCAGCTTTTCTCAGTGCTGCTGAACTAAACTGACTTAGAGTTTGTTTTTTTGAGTCTCTTTGTTGTGCAGCTTGCCCAGCAGTTTTGAATTTCTCTATTTTATCTTTGTACAACTTCATCAAGGCCTGGGCTTCTTGGTGCGATAAGTTGTTATCTGAACTTGCTGCCAAGTTATATTTGTTTTGAGCCTGATTAGCTGCTGCGGCTAATGTTTTTGAACTTACTTCCGCCACACCTTGCTCTGCTATTTTACCGGCAGGAACCCCGCCTCTTAATTTAATAACACTTTTAGCACCGTGCCCGGCTGCGATACGCTTGGCATCGGCATCATCTTTGGCAATGAACTTTTTGACTTGTCCATTACGCATCATCATTTCATATTGACCTTCGTTTAGTGAGCCTTCCGCCATACCTTGCTCGTCAAGGTCCCAAATAGTTCTTAAACCACTGGCGCCTGCGTCACTTAGCAATTCGTCAATCATTTCACTGACTTCAGAATCGCCCTGTGCTTGGAGCCCGGCACGTTCGCCTTTGGTGATGTAAATATTTGCAATATTTCTGGCCGCTTGAAAATCTTGTGGATCATATCCCAATTCATCATTTTCGGCTTCGTAACTTGGTAAGTGCTTGAGGATCATTTTACCAATAGCCGGACCGGCATCAGGCTTTGCTGTCTGGCCCTTGGCAATATTAGTAATATGAGATAGATCTTCGTATTGATCTATGTTGCCATTTTCTCCCATACCTTGCCATACACTTACTTTGTATCCTGGTAATCCTGTAGCTTGTAAACTACTGTTCATTCCGGTAAAGAATTTATTAATTTCGTCAACAGTCTTGACTATGTTTACAGCCAGTTGACGTTGGGTGGCTGATGTATATTCTGTCCTGGTATCAAAATACAATTCGTCATAGCCTTGGCCATGTCCAGGATCAATCGAGTCCCACCCGTATTTTTGGCCAATTTTCATTAGTTTTTCTTCAATTTGATCAGGTGTGAATTTTATTTTACTGCCCATGAATTCTTCAGGATCAACCGTGCTGGGCATTGGTTTACCGTTGTATGTAACACCTTTGATTTTTTTTGAAGGTCGTTCACTGGCATAGCTGACTGCCACATACCCGTTAACTGGGTTGGGAGTGGACTGCTGTATGTTGCCCATCATCTTTTGAAAACGTGGATCATCTGTTGCAGCCTCCGCCACACCTTGTTGATTTTTAATTGCTTGTAGTAATGCACGGGCAACAACACGATCTTTTTCTTGTTCTTCATTGTCAAGTTGAGCATAGTTTATCTTCATTAACTTGGCTCTTTGTTGAAGTTTTGCTTCTAATTTTCCTGCTTGACGCAATTTTTCTGTATCATCAAATTGATCAGGATTTTGAACAAACTTTTGTGCTGTTACATTCCATCCCTTGTGTATAGCATCGCTAATTTTTTCAATGTCTGTAACACCAGCATCTATCATTTTTTTAGCGTATGCTGCTGACATCAGGTTTGCTTGCCAACCAAAAGTATTGCCCGGACTACTACGACCATAACCATATGCATTATCTAATGCTTCGTCGCTGATTGTTGCCAATTGTTGAATTGATAATTGTGTATCAGAGCCTTCCGCTACACCTTTCTCGGCTTTCTTTTCCTGTTCTCTACGACGAGCATAATCACTGGTTTGAACAGGTTGTTTTTTGCGAGCAGGTTTTTGACCACTGATAATTGCTTCTTCACGCTCCCTACGACGGAAATAGTCTGATGTTTCCGTCACATCTTCTGGTACAGCTTGTTTGGGGTTCAAATAAGGAGCAAATTTGTCCAAATGTTTTGGTGAAGTCTCATGTCGCACAATGGCTCTGGTTATGGCATCTGTGGCAGCCTGCGTGTTGGGTATTCTTCCTTGGCTGTCTAGCTGTACACCCGCTGCTGCCAGTTCATTTCTCACTGATTGTAAGTATCTGCCACCTTGAATTTTTTCAGCTGGTGTTACTCCACCACTGACCCATGTGCTGACCACTTGTTCTGGAGTGGCAGGCCCTTTGATGTATGGAGTTTGATTAGATATGTATCTAGACACTAGATTTTTAGTGGCCAGCACTCCTTCTTCGGGCGATTTGTAACTGGTGTACTTGCCTTTGCCGTCCCATCCTATGCCACTGGGATTGTTGAAGTCAGCAGCATACACTCGACCACTTTTGGTAGGAAAAGAGGCCATTGCAGACTGACTGCTTTGCGCAGTTCTAGATGGCTGAGCAGCGGGTCTGGCAGCGGGAGCTGTGGGTTGAGCAGCAGGTCTAGCAGCAGGAACCGCGGGTTGAGCAGCGGGTCTGACAGATGCTGGAGACGCAGCGTTTGGAGCGATTTCTCTGCCAGTGTTGTACCCTCCTTGCTGATATCTCTGAGCAATGCCACTCAGGGTGTCGCCTCGGTCAACCACAGCAAATGTATTATTGGGCAACTTTATTTGTTGGCCAGGAAATATGAGATGGGGATTTTTGATATCAGGATTTTGTTTCCAAATGTCTTGCCATGAGCCTGCTGGTGGCTCTACTTTGGCATCAACTTCTTTGACAGTGCGTTCAGGCCGCGGCCCCATGCCTTGCCGAGTAGACGGCAGCGTTTCACGTTTGCTGTAGTCAAGGTCGTCGGGTTTCTGCGGAGGTTTTTTGATTTCTGGCGGCGGCTCAGGTTTTTTAAATTGCGGGTCGCCTTCGTCAGGAAACATTTTATTGACCAACCACGCCCCGGCTCCGCCTGCTGCGCCCAGTGCTGCCAATGCTGCAGGTCCCAGTTCATTTAATTTGACTTCTGAGCCACCTTTGTTTGATTCAAAAAATTCGTTTAAGATCATTATCGTTCATCCACATAGTCTTGATCAATTGGCTTGGGCTGAGACTGAGCTGCTCTACGAGCACGCCACAGTTGAACAGCAGTTTTGGCATGATCCAACTCGCTGAAACGAGTGGGCAAGGTTCTTTGTCCTCGACGCACTTGATAGCCGTCTTGATCGTTGCCGTAGATTTCGCACATGTCGCCTTCGGCCAGTTCAATCATGACCACTGGAGCACCTGAGCTAGAACTGGCTGACTCTGGCATGGTAGGATTCACAACAGGTGTGGGCACAGGTTCAGTGTCAAACTCTTGTTGTGTGGGATCTTCGTCGATGTCATTTTTTCGCAGTTTTCGTTCCAACTCTGATCCCACAATGTGTCCAGCCATGCCAGCTGCGGCTTTGGCCAGAGGTCGAGCTGCTTTGCCAACCAACGCTCGTCCTACCACAGCGCCCAGAGCTGGCAAAAATTCATCCAGCTTTTCTTGATCTTCGTGTGTGTCTTGATCTCCAGCTCGGGCAGGATTGCGATCTTCTACGTCTTTGACTGCTTTCTTTTGTATTTCTTTTTGATCTTTGACTTGATCACTCAGCATGTCAAGATAATGTGTGAGATCTTTTTTAACACGACTCAACATGTCTTCTTCCACGTTGCGCATGGCTTCTTCCAAGGGCGTTTGTGCCACGTCCATTTCAACGTCGTCGCCCACAAAATACTTGCCAGCGGGATGTGGTTTAACAGGGCCGCCCAACACAGGACTTTGACCCTTCATCTTGAACAAGGCTGGCATCTGAGGCACATCACGTTGCGCCGTGTTCAAGCCTTTTTTCACACCCACTGGAGTGATTTTGCCCTCCATGGTGTCTAACTGTCGTAAAAAACCACTGATATCAAATTGGCTCATGCTCTGGCGTCTTTCAAATAACTACGCAATTGCCAATGATATTTTCCATGTTGGCTCAGACGTCCTGCCAAGAAGTCAGCAATACCCTGTTGATTTTCCTGTTCTGCTGCTGCAAAACATCGATTCAACAAATCAATCATTTGTTGATTATTGGCCAAAAGTTCTTCAATCATGAGTCGAGCACGTGGTATCTTGGTCTGGCCTGGAATTTGTGTTAGCTCGCTAAAGCGTTCAAAACTTCCAGGTGCATACTCGTCAAGATATCTTATGTACTCTGCAACAGGATCTATAGCTGAATAAGCATCCTCATAGATGTTTTGAAAAAACTCATGTAGTTCACCAAAGTCTGGACCTTCCACATTCCAGTGAAACTGTTGTGCTTTAAGATAGTAAGCAAAATTACTTGCTAATAGAGTTTTTAAACTGTCTGACAGCATGCGAAGTCCTTTTTGGTTGATCCTGTTGTATGTCAGGATCGTTAGAGTATTTACCTGACTTGCTGGATCCATCTTGCCTTGACAGTGTGATCAAAGGCATGGCCACAGTGGCCACTGATCCACTGCTGGTCACAGCCGCAACTTCTTGTAAAAATTCTCGAGCTCGCATTTTTATTCTGGTTTGGGTATTCTTAAAACTCTGTTGTTGAGCACTGTGGCACCTGGCGGACCGTCTTCAACACGCATGTTTTTGATGTCAAACAAGCCACGATATCCAGACACAATTTCATAAACAATTTTGTAATCACCTGGGTCGACCCATATTGGTATGACTTCTTCCAAATATTCTGTTTGCCAAATGTATTGTCGCTCCACAAACAATTCGTCGTTGACAAACAGTCTGTACCGCGGAGGCTCGTGCCGCCATTCACAGTGAACTTCGCAAACCACAATGGCATAACCGTACCACACTGTCAGCCTTTGCTGCCCCAATTTTTAGAGCCTTTTTTGCGACACTGTACCAAAGCACCTGACGCATAGGCCGAAGGCCACACTTTGTAACGACTCTTTACTTTGTAATAACAAGCGTCTTTTTTCTCGCTGAGAATCAAATTGGTAAATGCTGCGCCTCCGCATTCCACACAGCGTTGTTCACGCAGCTGATCAGTGCCATCAACATCAATGGTCAGTGGACGCAAATAGCCTGGTGTGTTAGGATCAAATTCATAGCCCAGGCGATTGAGTTCGGCCACCAGTTCTTTGATGTTGTTGATCAAACTCTGAACACCGTGCGGGTTGCCAGCACCAGTGGCAGCACCGGCCTGACGTATGGCCATGAGATCTTCCATTTCGCTTTCTAGCTCGCGACTCAGGGCTTGAGCAGTGCGCAGATTGGTTTGGCTTTCGCGTAGCTTGTTAACAGCACGTATTTCAATTTTCTTTTCAGGAAACTGTTGATACAGATCAGCATAGGTTTGTTTGGCCTGCTGTAAGGATTCAAATTTGACCACAGGTGCGTCGTCTACATAGATAGCATAATCTTTGTTGGGTTCTGGCTGTGCTGGCGCAGTGGCCTCAAATAGATTGTTCAAATTCATTTTTTCTTCCTTGTGGCCACGTTGATAGCAGATCCTGAGCGTTCTGGATTGGGGTCTTGCCTGCGCTTTCTTGCTGCTGCTGACGCACGACCTTTTTTGCCCAGAGCCTGTGCTTTGCTTTGGGGCAAACACTTGGGCTTGCCTTCACTGCTGCTGCCTCTGGCACAGTCGCCACGTATTTTGCCGTCAGGACCAAAACGCACCCATTTTTCACGGAACCACTTGCGTAGATCTTCGTCTAGCTCGTTTTTGATCATGCCTTGTTTTAGATAGCCGCCTTGTACCGCCGTGGTCCTATTGGGATTTGGAGCTGCTGTTTTTTTAATAGCTGGCAATAGCTGCTGAATGCTTGCGCGAGTCAAAGGTCCCATTTTACCATCCACGTCAAGATTGGCGCCAAACTTAACATTCAACACATGTTGAATACGGCGCACTTCGTCTGAGGTGAGAGCCGGCATGGTTTGATCTGTGCTTTCTTTTTTCACACAGTTAGGCACCATTCTATTGCCCTTGCGCTTCATGCCCTGCTGTTGATAATCTGACCAGCAGGCTTCGGTGACAAATTCGCTGGCTCGCATCAGGCTATTTTCCTTACATTGCTGATCACAGCATTGCGGCCATACTGTGCTCGAATCAGCTGCTGAGCCATGTATGCAGTTTTGGCATACACAGCCACGTCTACAGAGTCGTCAAAGTCGGCATTTTTTACCCTGACTCTGGCACCCCATAGATTGTAATCTCCAGCAACTTCTTTGGCTCGCATAGTGTTATATTTATTGCTGTCAGCGACCTGCCCATTGAGCATACAGTCCATTGGCAGTGCCACCTTCTTCGGGATGACGAGCACTGTAGATACCAATGCCTTTTTGTATGGACTGTAATTCAGTGCGATCAGCATTGGCTCCCACTGGAAAACTTACATACACAAAGGGTGAATTTTCGCCAAGCTCTTGGCCACCGGCTCGCAACAAAGCACTAATCAGTCGTTTGGCACTTTCATCATATATTTCACTGCGATTGTCTTGGTTGTCCCAGTCATCGGCAAACAGAGATGTATAACCACGGATAACCACACCTGGCACCTGTGACAGGCGTAGCCATGAACTACGAGCTTCAGGAGTTTGTTCATCATCGGCCACAATGGTCATGCCCAACAATTTTGTTGCTATGCCATATAGGCTTTGACCCAGTCCCTGCCCACGATATTCATTATCTATGGCAACATTGGAAACTTGATAGCTGTTTTTTACAGGAAACCACGGCGCTGAACGCAATGCAAGGAAGCCTGCTTTTCTTAGTCCGTCTTTGGGATGTTTGACATCAAACAGGTCAATAATATAATCGGCGCTGAATATCACGGATCTATTGCCACCAGCAACATAACCAAAACGATTGCTGCCTGGCAACATCTTGATCTGGGACAAAGTTTTTTTATCAAAATTCAAACCTTTGGTGCTGATTCCTTCTTTGTCACCAGTAGTTCTTTGTATTTCTTGAATTCTCATTTTTTGCGCCCTGCCTTCATGTTGGCACACCAGTGCGCCATGCGTTGCCGTTCTCCTGATGAGTTTTTGGCTATGCTGCGCAGTTTGCTCACAGGCTGTTTACAGTCCACACCCACTCGCTTGGCCAAGCCTTTACGTCCAGGCTTCCGACCGTCGGCAAAGTTTTCCGCCACACTTTGTTCTTTGGGGTTGTCTACTGGATAGAAGGGACCTTCTCCTAATTTAGCGAGAAAACTATTAACTCGTTTTTTAAATTCATCAGGGTTAGCCGCGGCTTCTGAATATCCCATTGGTTGTAAATCTTTGTTGATAACACTTTGGCCTGATCTTTTCATTGCAGGTAATTTATCCTCAACATTAGATAAGTCCCCTAATGTGTTGTTTAATCTAGCCGCAGCGAGTGCTAAAATCTTACTTCCGTAAAATTTGTTAATCGATGCTTCCCCGCCTTTGTTTAGCCATCCTGTTGAAGGATCTACACCAAATACCGGATACCATTTCCCAGTTGCTACAGATGCTTTTCCACCTTGTCCGGTGCTGATATACAAAGGAATGTTAACTCCCTTAACATTCATAACTGCCATTATTCTATCACCGGTATTAACTACCTTTGCTACACCCGATGGCGTAAATGCTGGTATATCAACCAGCCCAGATATTTTTTCTGCGGAGTCTAAACCTTCCGCCACACCTTGTTTACTTTCATTCATACCCTCTGCACCATAGTAGGGAATTTTGCCTGCTTTGTGCATTTTCTGAACTTGTTTGAATACTTTATCTAAATCATCAGTAACACGGACTATCCACCCTTGACTAGCGATATATTTGAATGGATCACCGATTGGCACTTGCTTGATAGGCTTACCTGGATTTTTACTAAACCATTCACCTGTTGGTAATTGTCTGAAATTGCTAGCATCAAACACAGTTAAGTAGGTTTTACGACTACGCATTGCTGGCAAATCTTTTTGGTCAAAATAAACAATAGGTTGACCGTTTTGCGTAAATTCTACATAGCGTGTTTCATGTGCATTGCCTGTAGCGTATAATGCTGTTCTACGCGGATCACCAGCAAACAATCCTTTGGTAGTGTTAGTTTTAAGATTTTTGTTTTTCCAATAACTATCGTCACCTGTATCTAACCCACTCTGACTCCAATCATCTGTATGCTTGTATGCTTTGAGGCCAGACGCAAAATCTGTAACAAGTTTAGAATCAATTCGTGTTACGGTTGCACCTTCCGCCACAGCCTTTTTATCAAAATGTGTCGCGGCGTGTTTCTTTGCTGCGGACTGTGCCTGCTGGATACGGTCGTATCTGCGTGATTCCCAGTCACAGCCTGGTTCCAAACATCGTGCGTGATAGGCTCGGCTGCCGTACACATCAGTTTGCATGATGCCTGTTTTGGCAGTCTGAGATTCTGTCAAAGCAAATTCTGATGCTCGCATGATCTATTCACCGCAGCGGTTGATCAGTGCTTTTGACCAGACAACTTCAACAATCTCATCAAGCTGTTTTTTTCTTCGGGCATGGTAACAATGGGCTGGCCACTGCTGTCTGTCCAGGTCTGTCCAGTGCCTGATTTCACAGGTGTGCCCTGACCATTGGGAGCAGCAACAGGGGCAGGCGGTACTGGTGCTGGAGTAAAGGAAGCTGCTGAACCAGCAGCTGGTGCTGCGCTGCCAGTTGGCTCTGTTCTCAGCCTGGGGTTGTCCCTCTCCAACTCTTGTCGAGCATTAGCGGCTTGCTGCTGGGCAGATAGCTGACGAGCACGTTCCATATTCTGATTGAAAATTTGCTGCACTAACTCTTGTCTTTGGGCGTCCGACTGGGGTGGGTTGGCTTTGTAATAATCTCTCAATGCTGTGTTGGCAGCAGCACTGCCAGCCTTGTATCCTGTGCCCAAAATGGCATCAACTTTTTCTTGATTGGTGCGATCTGCTCGAGTTGCAAATTCACCGCCGCTCAAAGCAGCCAGTTGAGATCCCACAACCCCCTGCTGTGGGCCTCCAGCTGGTCTTGGTGGTGCTGTTCTAGCAGCCGGAGCCGACGGCGCTACTGTAGCAGCTGGGCTAGTTGGCGGCGTACTTGCGTTATATCTCATAGGAGAACTACCGAGAGTTTGGGATTTGGTACTG